ATCCCCGAGGCGACCCTGAATGAAGTTGTGAAGCAGGCAAGGGGCGTGAACGGCCTTTTCAATGAAGTGCGCCTGTTTTCCGTCCCGAACAACCTGTCTGTTCCCGTGGGTACGCCGACCGACGCGGCGGCATGGCACACAGAGGGCGAAGCCGTAGAGCGCAAGGACGTAACGACCGCCGCCGTAACTTTTACCGGGCGCGAGTTAATCAAGGTGCTTTCCCTGTCCGCCGCCGTCAAGCGCATGGACACGGCAGCATTTGAACGCTACCTGACGGACGAACTGAAAAGCAGCATTGCGGACGCTATCGGCGCGGCAATCGTAAACGGCACAGGCAGCGGGCAGCCGTCCGGCATTCTGAAAGGCGTAACGTGGAACACGAAAAACAGCGTTTCCACAACCGCCCTGACCGCCGACAATCTGCTTTCCCTTATCGCCCTGTTGCCCGCAGGCTATGCAGGCGGCGCAAAATTCGCAATGAGTACCGCAACCCTGTTCGGCAGCGTGTACCCGCTGAAAGACGGCGACGGGCGTTATTTCTTCACCGACCCGGAAAGCGGCGGCGTTCGCCGTCTGTTCGGCTTTGAAATCGTCCTTGACGACAATATCCCCGCCGGAACTGTCCTGTTCGGAAATTTCCGCTATTACGGCGTGAATATCCCGCAGGGCGTGGCAATCGAGGTTTCCCGCGAAAGCGGCTTTACAAGCGGCCTGATTGACTACCGGGCTTTGTGCATTGCGGACGGCAAGCCTATTGTCCCCGGCGCATTCGCAAAACTGACCGTGACGGCGGCAGCCTGATAACCACGGCGGAAAGGACGGCAAAGCGATATGATTTTCACGATTGAAGAAGCCCGCGACATTTTACGGATAGACGGCAGCGACAACGACGGCATTATCACCGCTTTGCTGTCCGCTATTCCGCCCTATCTGGAAGCAACAACGGGGTACACGACCGCAGGCGAGTTTTCACCGCTTGCACAGACGGCGGGGCGGTTTATCTTGTGGCTATGGTATTACGGCGAGAACGCCGACACCGACAAAACGCAGCGGGTTATTGACAGCCTTTTGAAAGCATTGTCGGCGGAACGGGCACAGACGTGACGCAGGCGGAATTCTACCGTTCGAGGGCATGGCGGCGACTGTCCAAAGCGTTCCTAATGTCAAAATACTACATTTGCGAGCGTTGCGGACAGCCCGCCGAAATCGCCCACCACAAGAAATATTTAACCGCCGAAAACGTGAACGACCCCGAAATTGCCCTGAACCCCGGAAACCTTGAAGCCCTTTGCCTGAACTGTCATAACGCCGAACATTTTGGCACAGGCGGCGCAACGGCGGCGGGCTTGACCTTTGATGAAACCGGAAACCTGATAAAAGAAAGGAAGTTTTGATTATGAAACAGTTTGATATTGTAGACGCATACGAAAATGAACACATGGACGCAATCAGCACCCTTTGCAACGTGACGCGCCGTTTGCGCAGCGAGATTGAAAACGAACTGCAATACCCCGGCGCAGAGGGCTTGACGGAGCTTGTAAAGGCATACGCCCCGGCGCAGCTTGCCTTATTGCAGCTTATGAAAGAAGAAATCAACGAAAGCGAGGTATACAGCTATGAATGAAACCTATTCCGAGGAATTGCAGCAGGAAATCAATTTCCTGTTCGGCGAAATCGCCTATTTGCAGAAAGCCATTGAAACCGCCCGTAAATGCAACGACACGGACGAATACACCCGTTTAATGCGGGTATGCCTGCCTGTACAGAAACAGTATTTGAAACTTTGCGCGGAACAGGAACAGCGGGAAAGCATGGAAAACGAAACCGACCCGCTGACCGAATTCAACAAAGCGGTATGAACTATATCACCGAGTACAACAATTTGATACAAGCCGGAAAAATCGTTGCTTCAAGGCGGGTAAAACAGGTATATGCCCGCCTTGCGGCAGCGACCGCCGAAACGTCCGGGCAATATGTCTTTGACGAAAGCCGCGCAAATCGTCCTATTGCCTTTATAGAGCGTTTCTGCAAGCACTCAAAAGGCGAATGGGCGGGCAAGGGTATTTCCCTTGAACTGTTCCAAAAAGCCTATATACAAGCCCTGTACGGCTTTGTGGAGCGTGACAGCGGGAACAGGCAATACAGGGAAAGTTTCTTCCTTGTGGGGCGTAAAAACGGCAAGTCAACGCTGCTTGCGGGGCTTGCCCTGTATATGCTGACAAGCGACGGCGAGGGCGGCGCAGAGGTTTACAGCACGGCGACCAAATACGCACAAGCCCGCCTGCTGTTCGATGAAGCGCACAACATGATAAAGCAATCCCCGGCGTTATCAAAGCATTTCCGCAAGCGCAAAAACGACCTGTATTATGAACCCGCAATGTCAAAGTTTCAGCCCCTTGCCCGCAATTCAGATACCCTTGACGGCCTGAATGCGTCCTTTGTAATCATGGACGAATTGCACGGCGTAAAGGACAGGAACCTTTATGAAGTTATGCGGCAGAGCATGGCGGCGCGCCGTCAACCCCTGCTTATTATGATAACGACGGCGGGAACGGTGCGGGAATGTATTTTTGATGATATGTATAATTACGCCGCGCAAGTAGCTGACGGGGCAATCACGGACGAACATTTCCTGCCCGTGCTGTATGAACTGGACGACCGCAGCGAATGGAGCGACCCGGCGGCATGGATAAAGGCAAACCCGGCGTTAGGGGCGATAAAGAAAACCGACGACCTGACGCAAAAGGTTGAAAGGGCAAAGCAGAACCGCAACGAATTGTCCGGCGTTCTGTGCAAGGAATTCAACGTCCGGGAAACCGTAAAAACGGCGTGGCTTGCCTTTGATGAAATCAACAACGAAAGCACATTTGACCTTGAAGCATTCCGGGGCGCGTACTGTATCGGCGGCGTTGACCTGTCCATAACAACCGACCTGACGTGTGCAAGCCTGCTGTTCATGCGCAGGGGCGACGACAAAAAATATATAACGCAAATGTACTGGCTACCCGCCGACCGTCTGCAAGAGCGTGTGACGCAGGATAAAATACCCTATGACAAATGGTTTGACCGGGGGCTATTACGCCTTTGCAACGGCAATTCTATCAACTATTCCGACGTGACACAATGGTTTGTGGAAACGGTGCGGGAATATGAACTGTTCCCGGCGTGGGTATATTATGACAGCTATTCAGCCCGCTATTTTGTCGAGGAAATGCAAATGCAGGGCTTTACAATGGTTCGGTGCATTCAGGGCGCAAAAACGCTTTCCCTGCCTATGCAGATGTTAGGCGCAGACTTGCAGGCGCACAAAGTCATATACAACAACAACCCGGTTTTGAAATGGTGCCTGACGAACACGGGCATTCAGACAGACCGCAACGGAAACATTGTTCCCATAAAGAACCAATCGCCGAAGCAGCGCATAGACGGCACGGCGGCATTGCTTGATTGCTATGTGGGGCTTTATGAGCATTACAACGAATATACGGGGGCGATTTAATGAAGCTGAAAGACAAAAAGGTTGATATAGGCGAATACCAATATATCACCGACAGCATAGGAAACCGAAAAAAGGTGCTTGTCACCGTGGCGACCGTGTGGGCGTATTTCCGGCAGCTATCCATGAAAGAGTATTACGGCGTAATCACGCAGGTTGAAGAACAGGTGCTTTTTCAAATCAGCTACCGCACGGACATAACGACCGCCAATGTGATAACCTACAAGGGCGTTGATTATGAGATAACCCGCATTGACACGTTCGAGGGCTACAAGGAAGATTTAGTGCTGTATTGCAAGGTGAAGTCATAAAGCAAAACGGGCAAGGCGTTGAACCCTGCCCGCGCTTATTTACTTACCCTGACAAAGCAAAACAACCTTTTCCGCAATTTCCATTCCATCCATGCCGGGGGCATAATTGTAGGCGAAATTAACCCTGTCGCCGTCAACCGTCACAACGGGGCATTTCATTGCAAGCAAAGCGGCAAGGCGCTTTTCAGGAATCTTTTCGCGGGGCATAGAAACAACAAGTTCTTCAACATCCATCATAAC